AGTGGCAGGCAAACTAGTGGGGGATTGGCTTTTGTATGGCGCACCTTCTAATCTGTTTGGTATGGCTTTGTATACTCGTGGCGATATAAATCCTAGGCATACTACTATCTTGCCTCTTGATCCTACTAAGTTGCCTCAGTGGGAAATCCCTGCAAAGGCTCTCGGGAATTTGAGGGATACTTTTAAGATGTATGGAGATACTGGCGAGGCATGGACTTCTATTGTTCGAGGTATAGAACGTAACGGATTCTCTAGGCCATTGGGCGGCTTTGGTGCTATGTTGCAAGGTTATACTACGACAGGTCAAGGGAATATTAGCTATGCAAGCCCCATAGAATACGGTCTGGACATGGCGACTCTTACTCATTTGGCTAGGCTTGGAGGAGCTAAGCCCTTGCAAGAGGCTGTTATTAATGACCAGATGTACAAGCTAGATACTTACGCTGCTGCTGATTTGACTAAGCGAAAAGAGCTAGGAAATAATCTTAAGTCAGTAATGACAGGAGGAAAAGAGCCTAGTCCAGAAGCTCTGTCTGAGGCAATGGATAAGTATGTAGAGTACGGAGGCAAGCAAAAGAACTTTGCTCGATGGATGGGAGAGTTGTATCGAGGTGCCAATGAAGCACAAGCTAATGCTTTGGCTAATAACTTGAAAGATCCTAAATCTCAAAGATTGCAGATTTATATGGGCGGAGAGGATAGGCCAGATTATTGGTGACAAAAAGAAAGCCCCTTGGCAGTGATGCCTTGGGGCTTTTTTATTTACTGGCTTGCAGCGGCCAATGCGATTAGGATGATAGGCAGACTTCCTAGGATTGTAGCGAGAGCATCATAGATATCCGAAGTGTGTTTAGTTTTATTTAGGCGGTCGTAGATTTCTTTTAGAGTAGCAAGGACAGTTGTTACAGAGACTGCGATTAGATTGGAAGCTAGAAAAGAGACTCCAAATATTAAGCATGCAGAAGAAACAAAAGTTGATATCTCTGCTCCGATAATAATATGACCCATCTTATCGTGGGGGATTTTCATTACTAGAGAAAAACACCACTCAAGGATTTCTTTGCCCTTTTGTGTTAGTGCTGTAATTTTAAATTTAAACATTATAGTCCTTTTACTGTGTTGGGTATATATTATACAATACTCTTGTTGGTAAATTCAAGATTGTTGAGTTCAATCTTTTCGCACACCTTCACGCATTCCTCGCGCTCATGGGCAGCGATAAGGGCGGCGAAGCGTACTAACAACGCCGCATGGCTATCAGAAAAAACGGTAGTTCCCGCAATCCCTGAGTAACCAGCCTCTCGCGCCATGCTGATGATCTCTTCTTTATTCACAGCTTCACCCATTTAATAGAACTTGCAAACGTCATAGCAATCACGGCCGCTCCGCTGAATATATGTGGAAGGTCGTACCACGCGGCAGGTTCTTGGGTGGGCCAGAGGTGGAACGAGTACGCGACCAACCAGATTGCGGCGAGGGTGGCGGAAGTAATAGCTGCAACTTTAGGAAGGTTCTTCATGACTTTTTCTCCTGCATGGCGTCAATTGCGGCGTCAAGTTCCTCTGGTGAGTAGCCATGAACCCAATACTCCACCTCGTCGCCATCATTGCGAACGACAATATTAAACCCGTCTCCGTTATCGCGCAAATGGAGATACCGCCTCGCATCCCGTTCCGCCGCCTCCAGCCGGTCGAGTAGTTCGATAATGTTTTCTGGTATCGTTAATGAGGCAAATAAATCTTCCGGGTACGTATCGTACGGGTCGTCGCGCTCGAACCCTGCTTCGCCCCGCTGAATTGTCGTTTGCGCCAGTTCGCGCAGCTTAGTGGTGTCGATCATTTTATCCGGCCCTCACTTTTGTTCCTTGCTGGACGATACCGTAATCACGCTGATCTTCTGCCTGCATCACTTCCCAGCTTTCCAGTTTTCTCTGCGTAACCCATTTTCCGTCTGGGCCTTTGATGTAAAGCCAGTTATTCTTAGGGTTCCATGCGCAATCAGGGTTTTGTTGAAGCAACACCAGTCCGTTATCGAGTATGTTACTAAGCATCATTTCCCCTCCTGTATCCGGCTTTCAATTGCGCGGGCGAATTCCCGCAAATCCGCGTACATGCTAGAAATCTCGCCACCATTTTCAAGAGCGTCGTAAGGGTCTAGCAACGAGTCAATCAAGCCACTACGCCGACAAGCATCAATTTCTTCATCCGTCAGCGGCTCGGCTTCCGGGTGCTCGGGTGCGGCGGAGAGCATGGCTTGATATGACGCCAGCATTTCTGTTCGGTACACCATGTTATCCCATGCAGAATTGAGCATCTTTTGCGTCGGCTCTTTCGGCACCAGCTGCCACATGGTCTCATCAAAAGTGATTGTTTTCATTTTCCAATCTCCTCAAGGAATAATCAGGGTAGATTTATTTCTAAGTTCCTGATACAGAGTGTCAAATAGTCTATTCATATCCTGAACATTACAGGTTGCATCTATCACTACATTACAGTAAGTGCAGATTTCTGCTAGCTGTTCTTCGAAACTTTTACCTTTCAAAGATTCGTAGAGAGCTGGATGATCTTTGCGAATCAAGAGCATTAGTTGCAATTGATTCTCTGGAGTTCTAATCATCTGCATTTTCTGCTGCCTCCATAGAAAGATCAGTGACTAGACTTTCTAGATATTCTAGGTGATCGTAAAGGTCTATAACTTCCCTAGAATCTAGAGTCATTTCACAGCCTTCATTCTTGTGCTCTTCAATCTTATCCAGCAAAAGCTTTGTTGCATAGTTGTAGCTCATTTGAAATTACCTCTGGTAGGTTTTTCATCTTCTGCTTCTAGCAGATAGGCCAGCCAAGCAAGGAACTGTTTAATCTTGGTTTTCATAAGGATCCACCAAAACTAGAGAAACTCCTGATTCCTTGAGAATTGCCTGAGACTCTTCAATGTCTGTTAGCCAGCGAAAATAAAACTCTTCTGAAGGAGTCCAACAAACTACTGTAGAGATTCCAGTCTGTGCAATCTTAGCTGCACACTGAGCACAAGGGTGATGAGTTACATAAATAGTATTATTCTCTAGGGATCTTTGAGCGAAAAGAATTGCATTAACTTCTGCATGGACAGTACGAAGAAGTTTCTGCTCCCGAGGTACTGGAGTATCTTGTGCTCTGTGAGGGAAACCATTGTAGCCCGTAGAAATAATCCTGCGTTTGGAATCTACAATCACTGCTCCTACTTTAGTGGAAGGGTCTTTACTCCAAGAGGCAATCAAATCCGCCATAGAGAGAAAACGTCTGTGCCATTTCATTTAGAAGAACCTCCAAACAAAAAGAGAAAGAAGTAAAGTAGAGCCACACAAACAAGCAGAAGAAAGATTAATCGCATTTGTAAGCCTCAAAAATGTTAGGTGCTATTTCTGCCAATTGGGCGCCTATGCCTAATGCTACTGCTCGGACTTCCCATTGCGCAGCAGGATGAATTCTGTGCCGCAGGAAATCTAGCCAAGCTTGAAAGTTAAGACAGAGATTAATAGAAGTCTCTGCGCTATGTAGCAAAGCAAATCTAGCATCCTCTTTAAGCATGCCAGATTGCAAAGCTTTAGAATATAGATTTCTAGAAGCGTCCTCAAGTTTCTGCCATTCAGTTTCTAGTTCTGGGGAAAGACTAGGAGGTCGGATGAATTGAATGTCAGTTTCTTCTACATATCTTTGAGAGCGTTGGAGAATTCCTGCGTGAGCCATTCGGACAAGTTGATGAGAGCAGATTCTAGAGATGCCTGAGATATTAAAAGTTGCATAGGCAAATCGTAGAGTAGTCAGGTGGCCTTTGTCTACACAACTGGCTGCTCTTTTAATGCAAGAAGCTCTATCCTGTTTGGAATCATAGCATTCTGCAGCAGCAAACCCAATTTTGTATTCAGGGTCTGAGGTATAATCCGTAAGAGAAATTTTCATTTAGGTTGACCTTTCAAGATATCTTCCACTAGTTTAGCGTAACCTTGGATATCATGCCAGTTGTCCAGATAGTGAGGATCGCCATTAAGCATTCTTGCAATCTTATCAAAGATTACATCCAGTGCTTGCTTTTCAAAATCTGTCATTTCAGACTGTGATCTGGAAGCTTCTGCGATTCGCTTAAAGCTTTGAGCGATAGTTGCGTGATCTGCAAAGGAGCCGTAACGAGAGCCTCGTTCAGCTAATGTTTGTGCCAATGGACTTGAGTCGTGTTGTGATTGCATAGATATATTCTCCTTGTTGTTTAGCATCTACCAGTGCATCGTGAGCGCCGATAGGTTTTTGGTAGGGAAGGTTAAGGTAAGAAGCTCCCAAAGCTTTTGCAGTTCTAAAATCTCTTTCTTGATAGTAAGCCCAAGGAAGAGTCTGACCGCAAGCAGTATAGGCAGGAGCCAATATTTTACCTGAATCAAAGTCAGGCGAATTCATCCAGATTTCTGGAGTATCAAATTGCTGGAGCCAGATAGATAGTCTAGTCAGGGAAGGCGACAGAGAGGCAGAACCTCCAAAGACCTTAGCTTTAATTGTAGGGTCTTGGAGATTCCACCATTCAACTGTTGATTTATCTAGGTTTAATCCTATAGCTGCCTGCGTCGAGATATCTAGGTAGACATTAAAAAAGATAGAAGGGTTATCGATATCTACAGCCGCGATCTGCGCAATCATGGAGCCGGCTGTGATGCCTAGAGTTTCTGTGTCTAGTGAGATTCTGCTCATTTGTAAATTTCCTCTTCGGTAAAATTAGTCAGGTCAACAAAAGAATTATCTAATAGTTTGGCGGAGTCTTTTCTTTTGGGAATGTAACCTCCTTCTACCTGCAAGATGCGCTCTGCTGCTATCAGGCCATTAACGATATCTTGCACTTCTGTTATCTTGTTAAGGTCGCGAGCTAGTTGTTTGTATAGATCTTTGACTGAGACTGGAGATATCGAAGCCTCAATAAAAGTCATTGCTTTATGAACTACGTCAGAGTTTTTGCCTTTGCCGAATTCGCCTAAAGCTTTGGGCATTTTAAATTCAGTTACAGATAAAAGACTGTTAGCTTCAATGACATCGGAGGCAGAGATTTCTGTAGACAATCTGGATGCAGCAAAGATCAAACAGAGTTTAATTAGTTGAGTGAATCTACGATTCGCATAGGATTCGAAACGAACATCTGAAATTCCGGGCCACTCACAATAAATCTTTTCTACTAAGTCTTTGGCTTCTGGAGTAAGAGTTGCTTCGCCAAATACTTTAGCTTTAATTTCGTTTAGATGAGTGCATATCTGTCCTAGCAATAATTGGTCAGGAGGTTTAGGAAAAGGAATTTTAATATCAGTTTTCTCTGCATGAATTAAAAGTAGACGACTGAAAAATCCTTGGCCTATAGCTTCTGGTGGAATCATAGTAGCAAAAGTGGTTGGCGTATTACCTGTTAGCATAGAAATCGTAGGGGCATAGATTTTAACTGACTGAGAATTCTTAACTCGACTCTCATAAATCTCTTCTGGATAATCCCATAGTACGCCTAGAGTAGATAGAAATTCTAAGACTGCTGTAGAGCCAAAGAAATCTCCGAACTCATCTGGAGCTATGAAGCAATCTACTGGAGTTGTAGAAGTCAGTTCCTCGAATAGATCGATATCGTCGGACTGAGATTTTTCTGCTAGATCAAGAAGGAATTTTTCTTTTGTTGTTTTGTCTGCCGCAAAATTCTGGTAGCCTGCATGAAGCAAGGTTCGTTTCTGCATTTTAATGGCAGTAGATTTGCGAGTGCCCGGAGTACCTAAGAACATTGCATAGAGATTCGGAGCTATCTTATCGTGACCAAAAGGGAAATAAAAGTTTCTGCCTAGCCATGCGCCTAAGCCAATTACTGCTGCCCATCTGTGAAAAAATCTTGGAACCTCTGTGCCAGAAGTATATCTGGCATAGAGGTCAAAGTAAGATGCTTCCATTATTATCCCTCTTTGTAAACCTCCCACATAATATCAATGAGGAGATTTCGTAGAATTATATGTTGATCTTCGTGAGGATAGTGAGCCTCGAAGTGTCTTTTTTGGAAGGTGATTACTGCATAAGTGGGAGAGATATAATGGGTATGCCCTGCTTCTAAAGAAGCTGCTAGGAGCCTTGGGAGTTCCGTTGTTCCTAGCATTGTATAAATACGCCTTTCTTTCCTAGAGAACTCGATATCTTCTGTCATTCTGTTTCACTCCATCGGTGAACGCCTTTGCCTTCTGGCCCTGCTTTGATATCCGCTGGACAGATGTAAGTCCTAGTAACTCCGTCATAAGCTTCTATCTCTACAGGAATTTCCATGCGTTGACGAACTGCCTCTGTATAGAATTCGTGCATGCCTTCTTTAAATCTATACAGAACAGAATCGTGAATCTGAGCAATTACTTTAAAGTTATCTCGATGGTCTGGATGAATTGCCAGATCATAAAAGATTCTCATGAAAGCTTGATTCAGATTCATTGCATTGAGAGACTGCGGGCAATGTGCAACGTAAGCATTGAGCCAAGATTTAATTTCTGGATCGCCAAAACAGCGACGAGTCCAAGGTAGACGATTCTTAATTTTACTGGTTAATTTGCCTGTGAGTTTTATCTCTTGTACTGCGCCTTTGTAATAATTGTTTCTGATGCCCGGATAGGTTCTATGAAAAGCTGCTAGCAAATGCTCTGCTACCTGAATAGGCGACCAGAATTTAGGAAGTTTAAGAAGCTCTCTTGCTTCCAGAATCTTATCGGTGCCCATAGTATTTACCAGAACTGCCGGCCCCATATTATAGTTAGCACCGTGGTTCACTGGCTTTGCTAGTTGCCGTAGGGCTTTAGATACTAGCTCGTAAGGTACGCCAAAGAAGTTGGAAGCATTGAATTTATGAAAGTCTAAAGGCGAATTCACTGCTTCAATTAGGTGAGCGTCCCCTGAGATATATCCTGTGCCCCATGACTCCGCTTTAGACAAATCATTTTCTGCAAGCATCCAGCCTTCTGGTGCAATCAAAGTTTGCTTGACTGTTTTCTCTGGGTCAGACTGAGCATTAGGAATATTCTGTATTTGCAGCCCGCACCAGAAATGATGTTCCTTCGATGCCATGCGTCCTGTATCTGTGCCATGAGGATTCATAGAGAAAAGAATCTGACCTTTGTATTCTTTGCCTGCGCCTAGATAAGTAGATACCATCTTCCGCTTGCCTCGGATATCCAGAATCTTTGATAGCACTCTTTGATTTAGAGGATGCATCAGAATAGCTTTAGCCAAAGTCTTTTCATCTGAACTTAGCTTGCCGTCTCGATCTGCTAGTTTAGCACAGCCCAAAGCTTTTAGCAGAGATTGTACTTGGACTGGACTGTTAGGATTAAAGTTAGGATTGCCTACCATTGTTTGCAGAGAAGCTAGGTCAGCAGAGATTTCAGATTCTAGCCTAGTCTCTGCTTCTTGGCGCCTAGCCATATCTCGCTTAATGCCTTGCATTTCTACTAAGTGGCAAGGGAATAGGAGAGGAAATTCTAACTGAAAATTATCCCAAGCCCAAGAAGGGATTTCAAACATTTGATTAATTGCAACGATTGCCGTAGTCCAAGTGTCTCTGGCATTGTATTGCTTGCGCAAATACTTGTCATCTGAGGCAGCCATATCTTTCCAGTACATTGCCTCTCGCAAATAGAATGCGCCAAGAGAAGCCAAGTCTTTTGGCAATTCTGCAAGCCAGCAATGTTGGGCTGTCGCTGTATCCCAAAAATAATTGGAGACAATGATGCCCCAAGAAGTAAGATAAGCTAGATCGTACTTGCCATTCTGGAATACTTTAGGCGCAGAGGAAGCACAGATCATTCGAATCCAAGGAATCTGCGAAAAATCTTTTAGTGTTATGACAATTGAATCTGAGGTGCCATCTTTCCAGATAAAACAAAAGCCTACTTCTTGAATAGCCAAAGGCTCTCTGATTGTTTCAATGTCGATTGCAATTAGGGCTGCGTCAGATGCTTTAATAGCGAAAGGTTCAATAGAGGCAGAATCTTCTATGTGGTGCCAGCGGAAAGGCGAGGTGAATTTAGCTTGCCAATCCTCTAAGGCAGTGAACTTTGACAGATGCCGCTTAAAAAGAAAAGGTGCGTAAGGTGTATCGATCAGGCGCTGAGGAGATTCAATAACTAGAATTTCGCAGCCTTCTTGAAAAAACAGAGAGCCTGCAAAGTTAGAGATAGAGGCTTTTTTATTTTGTGAAAGCAATCTAACAAAGTCTGGATGACTGGTAACTATCCGATACACGCCTTTGGCTTTTGCATAAGTAGTTACTTCGGAAGTAGTTGTAATGGATTGCTTGGTTATGGCTGTTGCTGGCGTAGTTCCTAGCAAAGGTTTTAGGCGAGAGGCAAAGGCTGCATCAGAAGGAGCGAGCACTAAAAGAATAGGAGACTCGGAAGATGCTAGGGCTGTAGGATTAGAAGAGTTTATTTTTGCTAGCAGTTCTTGAATCGAAGAAGTCATTTTAGATAGTCCTCAGAACAGGAAAAGGAAAAAGCCCGCCAATATTCTGACAGGCTTTTGATCTTTTACTGCTTGGTTTTCTTTTGTTTTTTATCTGCCTTGAGTCTTTCCGTGGGCCATTTCAGTTTTGATATTCTCTGAAATAACTTTTTTAGAAGTACCTTTTTTGAGAGGCATGATAATTAACCAAAGACAATTTCAGCAATGTTGTTACGGAGTATATCCTTCTTATCCTTCTTGGCAGTCAGAGTAACTACGCAAGGAATATCTTGGACAGCTTCCACGATTGCGCCAATGTTACCAGCGCAGCCGAAGTAACCCACAACAGGTTTAGCCAGTTTCTTAAAGGAGCCAAGACCGAACTCATTTTGCAGGTTGTAGAGAATCGAAGTTTCGGAACCTTCTACCGGAGCCGATTCAGCAGGATCAATAGCTTGAACTGCATTCATCTTCAGAGTGAGTTCTACACAAGGAGTTTCGCCAGCCTGCATCTTAATCACCTTGCGTTCCAGATTTGCCGTAGCAATGTAAGTACCAGCCGGCCATGCACCGAATTCCGGCAGATCAGGAATGTCATCCAGCGACAGTTGTTCGAAAGCCAGATCGAATTCTTGGACGTTGTTAGCCATGATTTTATTTCCTTAAATAAAAGAGTTTAGTTTGTAGAATTCCAGTAAAGAGCTAGAGGAGCTTAGGGGTTAGGATAAGCAAAGACTACTCCGTGTTGGCGGAAAGCTACTTCGTAATAATCTTTCTTCGTAATGAATTCCACTGTATCGATTTGTTCGAGAGCTAGGGATTCTGCGTGAGAGAAAGATCGTGCAATAATTCCTAGAGTGTAATCTTTGCCAGATACCAGAAAGAACGTAAAAGTTTCCATGTTAAGAGACTCCAAAGATTTCAAAGAGTGAAGGCTCGGCAGATTTCTCAACTGCTGCATCCGACCTAGAGCCAGTAAGAATATTAGGCTTATAAGAAGTAGAAGACGCTGCAATGTGCTTGGTGCCTACTTTACCACAGTAAACTACGTGGTCAAAATACTTTGCAGTGTTACGAGAGAAATTAGCTGTGCCAGCAACAGGGACTAGTTTCTTAGACTTATCGTCTAGCTCGACTTCTGCTTCGTGAGTGATGCAGACACAATTAAAATTAGCTTGCTGAATCAGAGAAAGAATCAGATCAAGCCTTGTGCCTTGTGCCCGATAATCGTCCCACTCAAATTTATAATCATCTGGCTTACCTTTTGTAACTACTGCCATGATTGAGTTAGACAGTTGAGTCAGGGAGTCGATTACCAGAATGTCTTTAGGGCCGAATTCAGAAACATTGATTGTATCAAAATTCTCGGGAGTATTTTTCAGGCAGATCGGACAGTTTACTTTGCCATGCTCCCAACAAATTTTAGTTGGGCCAGTAAGAACTTTCATCACTGTTTCAGTTGCAATAGGCAAGGTGCGAGTATCTCGAATACGAATCAGATTAATTCGGGCTTGCCAATCCTGCGGAAGTTTAGTCAAAGTGAGGTGGCCATTCTCAAGGTCTAGCCAATGCAGATTGTAGTATTTAGATAGCTTGCCGACGATCTCTGTTTTACCAGATTTGGGCGGGCCGAATACGCATACTCTGTGATAATGAGTCTCTTTAAGAGTAGATAGCATTGCCATGATAGTGTCCTAGTATGCTTTTTGTTGTTGAGCTTGAATGAGATTCTCGAAAGTAGTTTCTATATCGTAGACTGTATTATCTTCTACCTCTTCAATTGGGGCAAGTAAAGGGAAAGAACAGTTTGTATAATGTGGACATTGCCTAAAGTATTGGTAACATGAAGCGCCTTGCTTGGGGAATACTTTGGTTGATCGATACATTTCCAAAGTTTGTGTTTGCATCCACAAAGTTGTTAGCCATTCTGCTCGCTCTGCCAGAGATTTAGTGAAAGGCAAAGGCAAGTATTCGTAATTGTTTGTGTTATAAACTAGATAATAGATTTGATAAGAAGAAAGTTCTGGAAAGATTTGATCGAGAACAATCGAATATCCAATACCTTGGAAACTGTTTTTATACATTGCAGCATCAGTTACTTTAGCCGCAGTGGTTTTATTTTCTAGGACAATTACTTTGCCTGTAGTTCTGTGTACGAGGACAGCATCGACAAAGCCTCTGTAGAAATATCCGTTAGGCAAAGCGATTCGGAAAGATAATTCGATTGCAGGCTTGCCATTGTAATAAGCCAGCTCGTAATCTTCGAACAGTTCATTGCGCAGATAAGCAAATTTCTCTACTGCAAAACAAGCTTCCCAAAAAGATTTTTTGCGCTTGGCATCTTCTGCTAGCAGGTCAGGCTCCCAATTCAAGAACAGGGAAAACAAAGCTTTAGGCAAGGAAGCATGAAGCAAATATTCTTGCAAGCCTAAACCGACTGCATGACCGAAAGCAAAAGTAACTGACTGATCGAAGTCTATAAAATCGTTAGTCTGAGCCGAGCATTTGTCAAGATAAAATTTCCTCGGGCAACTGTGCAATGTTTGCAAACCTGAATAAGACAGATTGTTTAGTGGATGTGTTTTCATTTAGGGAGCCTCGCTGATACAAGAGAATAGCGTAACGGGACAGTGCATAATAGTAAGGGATATTAAAAGCTTTGCAGATTAAGTCTAAGCCATAGGCTCTGTCATGCACGAAATAATAGAGATAATTATTTTCGTGCGCGCCTTTGCAGTGAGGACAGTATCGCCTGATAGTAGAGCCAGCAGGAGAGAATCGCTTTAGGCAAACACAAACATCAGGAAAATCTGTAGGAAATTCTGGCAAAGATTTAGGTGCTTTGAATCCGTAAGGAAAGAATACTTTCTTGCCCATTGCTATTAGATAATCTACTGTCCTGTGCCCTCTCACATAAGAATGGAAAACAAAAAATAGATATAAATCTACATCTGCTTTCTGAGGGGTTTGTATCATAGATCATCTGCGGAAAGATTCTTTAGCGCAGCCCTCGGAGATTTAGCTGTAGCAGCCTTGGCTGTAATAAAATTGCCTGTATATTTTTGCAAGGCTGTGATAATTGTACCGACTTCTACGTCAGTCAGAAGCGTAACTGTTTCAGGGTCAGCTTTCAAAGTCTGATGAATATCCCGTAGAAGTGTAGGCATTTGTGGGTGAGAGGAAAGAATCTGCGATTGCAGTTCTGCTATTTTCATTTGTACGTCAGTGATTGAGAGTGCCATTTTAAATCGCTCCTACTGTGATTTGACTTGGAAGTAAAGGAAGAATGTCGAGGATAAATGTAATTTGAGTGCCGTTAATCTTAGCTCTCATAACTGCTCGTTGGTAGGATTCTGCAACCAGCAATCGATAGGCTAAGTCTTTATCTTTTTCTTTGGAGACTGCCTTGATTATACGAGGATGCGCCGAAGGATTAGCCTGAATCGTAACTGTCTTATGCTGTTTTAAGTTCTCCCATATCGGCTGATAGGTCCTCATTATTTGTTGCTCCCAAGGAAATTATTTTAAAGCGAGATCGTGTTGCGGCATTGATATCCTCCAAAGAAATTTGGTAGGTCAATTCTTCTATGTGCTTAAAACAGATTGACTTGGAGCCAAATATAGAATCCTCTCCAATGGCTTGGAGTTGAGAATCCGTTTCCTTGCGCAGTTGGTGCAATCTGATTTTAGATGTGCTCATATCTTTAACAGATTGGAAAGTAACTGTTAAAGATTCGTGCTCGATAAGAGCATCGAAGAGTTGGCGAATCGGAGATTTTTCCATTTAGGTCTCTCTTGTTAGTAATAGGTGCCAGAATATAGGATTTTTACCTATACCCACGAAATCTTATTGACCCTCGCGTTCTGTCTTTTGATATTACTTCTGGCGTAATAGGTGTTGGTGTCCGGGTGCAAATCCAGCTATGTGATCTCGCCTCTGTCGGTTCCGAGGTGAACACCGTGGTTTCCAGCCTTTGGGAGGCACATCCACGTAAGACCTTTTCCAATTCACAGACCGGCACATGAAACCCTAGCGCCTCGTCGTCTAAGTCTGCGCTTTGCCTGCGCGTACTGCTCACCAACAATGAAATCAATTTAATAAAGCAAACCTAATTTGTGGTCAGGTTTGCTTGGTTTAAATTAACTTAGAGCTTAAAAGCCAAAAGCTTTTACAGAGCGTCAGCCAGTGCAGTCTGGTCGAGAGTGAGGAACTCTTCTGCCTTCTTCTGCAGGAATTCTACGACATCGCTGAATTCTTCCAGACGAGTAGCGGACTGAACATAAACAGCCAGATATTCGCTGACAACCTTTTCCAGAACCGGCTTGTTAAACTTAACCGGCTGAAGCTTGTTTTTAATAATGGTAGCCACGTTCTTAAGCTGGGCTTCCGACTTGGTTGAACAGGCTTCCATAACAGCAAGGAAGTCCTTTTCAAAATCAACCCAAGTTTCCTTAGGAATACCACGACCCTTGCGCTCGGTTTCGTTCTCGGCAATGATTTCATTCCAAGTCAACTTTTCCCACGGGAAATTATCTTTGCCCGTGATAGTCATATCTTCGGAAAGAATCGAGCGAGCCGCAGAAACGAATTCGCCGTAGATCAGAGTTTCAAGGTACTTAATCGAGGCTTCACCTGCATCAATAGCTTCTTGCAGAGAGATCGGTGCAATATCCAGAAGGATAGTTTCGCGCTTTACGCCGTCAACAGTACGGAAATTGAACTTGGTTTGGATTGCTTCCATGATTGAAAATTCCTTTTGGAGAGTTAAGATTACTGCGAAAATTGAGAGGCTTGGGGGACAGTGCCTCTCTCACTGTTGGGATGCATTATGCCACAGGTAGATTAAAATGTCAAGGGGTCAGAGAAAGATTATTAATGCAGGGTAGTTTTGATTCCTTTATCTTTGCTCCACAAAACGGCCTTGGAAATAAATAGCTTTTTCTGCCAGAGAGTTACCTTTAATTTTCTGCTGCGTTACTGTACGCTGAAATAATTCGTGATCGCAGATGCAGTAAAGATGTTCTTTTGCTCGGGTAACTGCTGTATAAACAAGTTCACGATTCAGCATTGTGTTGTGCAAGCGAGAGGAGACAAAGAAAACCCTACGCCATTCCGAGCCTTGTGCTTTGTGAACTGTTAGGGCATAACCGTGATCCAAAGCATTAACTTCGCCTGCAGTTTCTAGCAGAATTTCTTCCTCCCTATCTTCCGACCACAAAGTGATTATATGAGAGGCTTGATTCTGGCGTTCGTCGATCGATGCAGCCTCCAGCATTCTATCAATTTCTTCGTGCGTCATTTGGGAAACATCGTTAGTTCCGTGGCCCCAATAATCTAGAAGTTTAGAAGGTTTTGCTGGCGGCTTGCCTATGTAGCGAAGATTGCGAGAAATTTTTATAATCTTTGCGTCCTCCTTTTCGTATAAGACTTTGTCGCCGACAGAAAAATATTTCTTTTGGAATCCTGCAATGACCTCGTAAACTTCTGCGTCCCTTGCCCTAGAGAGAAAAGTAGCAATGTGTTTATTGAGCTCGATTGTGCCAAAAGACTTATTGAAAGGGATTAGAATAATATCTTCTTCCGGGTCATAAACTCCTGTTGCATAGGCTTGCTTAAAGAAAGAGGCCGCCATTAGATTTGCTAGATCTTCGGAGAGATTCTTTTTCCAAGGGTGGAGAGTTAGTTTGTTTGGTACATTACAAGATTGTTTTGCGCCTAGAGTTTTGTCTAGAGTAAGTGCTTCACCTCGCAAGATTTTATGGGCCAAAGAAATGATTGGAGAATCTAGGGCTTGCCGATAGACTTCTGTTAATTCAATTACAGGAAGTTCCAGAAGTTTATAACCTAGGACAGCAGGCCCGAATACTGGCGGCAACTGTTGGATATCTCCTAGGTAGATTAGTTTTACCGGATGCCGAATTGCGTCCATTAGCATATCGTGAAGATCAGTACCAACCATTGAAGATTCTTCGATAATGATTGTGTGAAGAGTCGAAGGCAAGGGATTTCCGCGATGGCGATTAGGTACAAAACGCATCTTCGTTTTGGCGTTACCTTCTGCATCAAAATCTTCATAGTATTCTGGCATGAATTCTAAGAGTTTATGAATTGTTAGGCAGTTAGCTTTCATGTTTTCTGTCATTACTTTCCTAATATTGTTTGTGGCTCTGCGAGTGAAAGCACAACAAACAATTCCGGGAGTGCCTGATGTCAGGTGTTTGTGGCCACAGGCATCCAGTGGAGGCAATGAAACATCAGTTGCCAAAGCTTTGATTAGTCCGCCTGTTGCTGTTGTTTTGCCTGTTCCTGCTGCGCCAATCAGAACGCAGGATTGTTTAGAGGCAATAGAAATAAATTCTGATTGTTTCTCGTTGTATTGAATTCCAGAGGAAGATTTTACAGGCTGGATTTCGGCCTCGTCTGTTTTAGCTAGTTTGGAACTCAGTATATCTTTCAGATCGGTGAGAGATTCTGGGGCTTTGGGGGCTGCCTTAGGCAGAGTTTCTTTTAGGGATTTTAGCTTGGCTAGAGCTTCTGCTAGTTGTGCTGGATTCATTTTTAGGATTCCTTTATTAGACTAATATCTGTAGAGCTTAGAGCTGCACCTATTTTGAATTTATATTCTCTCTTCCATACTCTTATTGCCCCAGATTTTTTCATGCAATCCATATGAGTAAATGGGGCATATGAATAAGAAGGTAAATCCTGAGGAGCAATAAACCAATTTAAATCATCTGCCCACTCTGTAATTATTTCTACTGGCTTAGCATCCATGCAGCCAATTATAATAAAACAGCGATATCCTGAATCGTGAATATTCGTAGATTGTAGGATTAGGATAGAAGTATAGGTAGTTTCTTTATCCCAAGCGCGATGAGGCAAAGCCAGCAGCTCTTTTCTAGTCCAAGTATTTAGGGCTTTCATTATCTAGTTTCCTTTTTATACTCGATGCAAATGTTATAGGGTTGGATGCGCTTAGATTTCAGCAAGCAAATTTTAACAGCTAGGGATTGAGGCTGATAAAATTTGCAGTTAGCGCAGGAAGATTTGGAGTTTCTTAGCTGACCTAATTTTTTGTTAGCTTCTTCCAATTCTAGGCGAGTAGCAGGGAGATAGACTTCAGGGTAAGAAAGACGTTTTGTCATTTTTAGTTTCCTTTTCTTTAGATAAAAAAGTTTTAATGCCTGTACCATACATTAAAGCATGGCGACGTTGCTTTAGAAGGGTTCTTATGCGTTTTACGTCTTTAGTGAGATAAACGAAGTGGCCCGATAGGGAGCGTAAAGCTGTATTTATTTTTAGGTAGTTACGTTTTTTAGGGGAGATGTATTTAGCTTTACGCATTTTTTAGTTTCCTTTAAGAGGACGAACGATTACATAGCCACAATCAGCTGCAATAGGTTTTGTTGGTTTGCGGAAAGACAAAGCTAGTTGAGGTGAGGCATAGGCAGATTCCGCAGTACAATTTTGGAAACAGATCAGGAATCTGTGGCCGTCCCTCTCAATGATACCATCGTGATTCTGGGATTTTAGATGCTCTCCTGTCCATCGCAGACATTTGTAATAAGAGAGTTGATCTGGCTCCAGATAATCGAGAGCATAGAATTTGTTGGTTAGGATAAAAAGAATTTGAGAGACAGAAGAATTAAGATGGGTTGGAGACATGATTAGGATTCCTTTGGGGATTGTGATTGGGAGGCTTCGCCATTGAGATTCTGAGAGGCCCATGCAAGGGAGGCTCTTAGATAATCTGACTGGGAAGTAAAGTCCTTGCGTTCCGGTTTGGATTCGTATTTAGATGCAATCGCTTTTAGCAGAGATTGAGTCGCATCGTTTTGTGCTTTTTGCTCTGCCGATTGAGGCAAGATTACAAAAGTAGAATCAATGCCGAAGCCTTGAGTCTGAGTGTGAATCACTTTGCGCAAAGCATTTAGGGCTGCATGAGCAAAAGAGGAGCCTACATCATCCAGATTATCAATACAATGATCGTAGAATTCCTGAATATCATTTAGAGGCAATGAAAATATTTCTTTATTTTTGATTGCCCTAGAAAGCAGATCGCACCAGTAAGAGGACAGGGAGCAAGTCAGTTTAGTAAAAGGATTCTGAATTGTGATTTCTTGTGGCAATGCAGCAGCTTCGACAAGCCATTCACAAAGCAGAGAGATATAAATTGCATTCTCTTTTTGGTGAATAATGTAATAGTTAAGGCGTTGCTCTAAGCGAGCGCGAGCGGCCATTGTTAGGCGATGTTCTTTTGTCCGGCCTAGATCAGTCAAAGCCTCTTGCCACAATGCAATCCAGTTAGGCAACGATTCCAGATCAGCAGTATCTTTAGAGATAATGAAATGAGGAATTTCTGCATCTGGATTAGCTGCATTAGTTGCCACAAGGATTGCAGTTTGGACTAGGGATTCTAGGGACTGTAATAATCTGGCGTGCAGATTCGGGGCAGAAGGATTGATAGAGGTATGGAATTCTACAAATCCAGAAGCTCTGATAAAGGCAGTTGCCAGAAGAATTGTATCGGCTTCCTGATTGGAAGAAAGAGGTTTATCTTTCCAATTTGCATAAATACCTAACAAAGATTTTAGGGAAAGAGTAAAGATTGGATGATAGAATTGAATTCTAGTGGGCGAGGAAATGAAAGGCACTTCGAGAGGTAAAGAAGTAAATTGACAAATAGTTTTCATTTTAGATTTCCTTTTAGGTTATTTTCCAATATTTGGGCAGAGAGCTAGAAAGGTAAGGATGCTCTTCCCTAATTGCGATTAGTTGGTCTGATGCATTGTAATAAAAAGTTGTTTTGAGGACTCCTTTGGATTGAGATATTTCTGTCTGGTTGCGAGCGGCTGATTGGATTATTGAAGAGAATTCAGGATAGAGAATTGGGATTTTAGAGAGCATGATTAGGATTCCTTTTTTGGGTGAGAGATGAGAGGTTGCTTTTTTATCCATACCGCCTTCGGCTTAAAAAGGATAAATAATTTATTAGATGCACCTAAAGGCAGATGCATCAGGTAAATTATTTATTTGGGGAGGTGAGATTTAATCCAAGCCAATCTATGTGAATTGGTGTATTTGTTTGTTTCTTCGGTGTACTTAGTATCTTGGTTAAAAGGAAAAGCGCGATCTAAACCTGCGGACTCAAATTGAAGTTTTAAGTCGTCTGCAAGAAACCATATTTGGTCCTCTGAGAAGTTTTCTCTTAGGGCAAACTCGCAGAGATTGGAGCAGATGCCGACTTCTCGATAAAAGCCGTAGGAGTTTTCGTAGGGACACCCTGAGTCAATCCAGCTTTGGATGGCGCGGTAGAATCTGGAATAAAGACATTCGATATCGCTAGCACAAATGCTACTGCCGCTGTCCAGTCCATTTTGGTTCTCCTTGTCAAATTCAATTGTGTCTTGTCCTTCGCGTACTGCTGAAAGGACAAAGGCAGGAAGGTTAAGAGTTTTCAAACAAATCCATAAAGCTTGTGGCTTTTCCCGAGAGTGGATTTTGATTGAGGAGCGATATCCCGGTGCTTCCGAAAAAGAGAGAATCTGTGGGATTTGCTGGCTTGATGTATCATTGGAAAAATAAAGATTGAAAACATGCTTGTATCTGGCGGCAAGGTAAAGATTTGATGAAGATTTGCACCAGCCATTGGCGGATTCTGACTGGTGAATTGCACGAACTAGCAAAGGCAGAGATTTGTATTTGGTTGCCATGATTAGAGTTCCTTTAGGGAGAAAGAAAAAAGATTAGGAGGCTAATGGAAATTTATCCAACCAGCCTTCGGCTTAGGATTGTGAGAAGGTTAGCATAAAAGATGTAATTTGTCAATGGGGTCAGAGAACCCCAAATTAAGTGATTAATGAGATTAAGGGATTAAGCATTAATGGTTAGGGTGGGTTGGGGTCATGGTGCATTGGCTCGCTATTTAGTTGGTTTAGGGTTTGGTCTAAATATCCTTGTTCTATGGTTTGGGTTATTTATGGGCTTATGGTCTAGTGGGAGAACGTTATTTTTAGGGGGGTCTTTAAATTTAGAGATAAAATTTAATGACATATAAACACCAAGAGAGACAGACAGACAGATAATAACAGACAGACAAGAGAGATATAGATAACAAGGGAATGCAGGAAAAGGGACGACCGACCAGAAACATTAATGCTTAATCGCTTAATTGCATTAATGGAATTAATCAGATTAATGGATTAATGAGATTAATTTGGGGTAGAAGAGAATCCAAATTAATAACAGAATTCAGAAACCAAAGGAAACCAAAGGAAAATCTGATTAAGAAAGAAACCTAAGACAGAATTCTGAATTAGGCTTCAAACTTAATCAGATTTTAGGATTTAGAGAAAATCAAGATTTTGTTCTGCAATTGAATCTTGAATCTTTGCAACAAAAGTTTCTGGCAAATCAGGCAAAGCAAGGAAAATTTCCAATTCAGCGACAGAGGCAGATGCAGAAGCGGACAAAGTACGACCCGCCGCGGAAATAGAAACTCGTTCAATCAAGGCATCGACAAGGGCAAAAAGTTTTTCCAGTTGAGAATTATTGAGAGTCTGGAATTTATCAGCGGAAATTCCCTTACTAAGCCCGTACAAACTTGCAATTTCCTCTTTTCTGGATTTGAAATACTCCAAGAAAGTTTCCCGCGTAATTCTACCAGCGGCAGAAATTGCCAATTCATTGAGAACTGAATCCAGAAAGAAAGTGATTTCTGCGCCTACATCAAGCTTTTTAACTTTGGATGCGAAGGTTTTTTCAATCAGGCCAGAAACAACCTGCAATGCCTTCTCGGAATTCTTTTCTACAAAAGTCTGGATTGCAATTGATTCTGTACGAGAAACTTCAGATTCAGAAACCCGCTTGAAAGATATTTGATTTTGATTGGTAGGCATTTTAGATTTCCTTGTGAGAATGAATCAGGATTGATTCTTGCAGACTCCTAAAAGCCAAAGACTAGGATTAGGAGTCTGGGGGAATAAATCCTTATAAATCTTCCGGCTCAATTTTCCAATACGCCCTTAAAGGTAGCTTATGCAAAGTTTCCAATAAGTCAATTTGCTCTGGTTCTAGTTGAACGGCCAGCAAAAATTCAGACCAGCTAAGTAAGCCTTCTGTATACTGTTTCATCAGGGGCTTGAAGTTTTTTAGTTCCATTTTCCTATTCTCCGTTGTTTAGCGCCTATGCCTAATTACTTCTACCTTCTGGGCTTTACTTTCCCACACACTTAGTATAGCCTATGGATAGCCTCGTGCATAGGTGAATATTCACACTTTCCTGCTAGGCTAGCTGGCATAGTATTTGCTTCTGGGTATTGCCTTCCTGCCCTAGTCTAGCCTAGCCTACTACCATACTAACATACTACCCTACTAGCCTACTACCATGCCAACCTACTGCCGGGGGATAGGGGCCTTTTTAGGGGCTGAGGCTAGGCTACCCTAATAAGACCAAAAAAATTTTCCTAAACTTTTTTACCTTTTGCTCCCCCCTTGTCTCCAAACATCTCCCCTTCTATAATTCATCTAAACCTAACAAAAGGAGGCAATAAAATGATTCGCTCTCGCGTAATTGCCTTGCTAGGCCAAGGCCACCCGGCAGTGACAGTAGCAGCTTCTCTAGGCATCTCAGAATCCAGAATCTCTCAGATAGCCTCGGAGCCAGAAGCGGCCGCAGAAATTGCTGCCATGAGATTCCAGCATCTCCAGAAATTTAATGATCTGGATGATCGCTATCTGACAGTAGAAGAGAAATTACTGCAGAAATTAGATGACTCAATGGTATTCTTGCAAAGGCCAATGGAAATAGCTCGTGCTCTCCAGATCGTTAATCAGGCCAAGCGTAGGGGCCAAGAAGCTCCTGAGCAAACTACAGTCCACCAAAACATTGTTAATATCTCGATGCCTACTCAGATCCTCCAGAAATTTATGGTGAATGGCTCGAATCAAGTAGTCCAAGTAGGCGAGCAAATGCTGCTAACAATGCCTTCAAATAAGATAGGAGCACTAGCAAATGACTTCAGTGCAAAAGAACGACCTGCAAAGAGCCTCGGAGCTATTAAGCAACTTACTGAGGCAGACCTCTAAGCCTCAGCCTTTCGTGGCCCCGCAAACCGCAGAAATACTGGCTCGCTTAGCTGGAGTCCAAAATGCAAGTAAGTAATTACAATGCAGAAGAGGATGCCCGATATTTACCAGCGATCCAATCAGTATCTAGTCAGGCCACAGAAATTGCAGAGGCAGCCAAAGAGTCCTTGGATTTTCTGGCTGCCTTGGCTATGCCTACTGTTTACAAATACGCTTATCCTCCAGTACTTCTGGCAGCTTGGCAATGGCTAACAGGGCATGCACATACTTGGCGAACATTTCCTCGCCTAGCACTAGGTATTCCCCGAGGCTTTTCTAAAACCACTCTAATTAAGATTTTCGTTCTTTACTGTATCCTCTTTACTGAACGCAAATTTATTCTCATCACTGCCTCCACAGCCAAAATGGCAGAGAATATTCTAGCTGATATCGTGGATATGCTAGATGAGCCAAACATTAAAGCTGTGTTTGGAGATTGGCGCCTAGGCATAATCAAGGACACGCAATCCCTAAAGAAATTTGGCTTTCGAGGCAGAGCTATTACCTTGGCAGGGATAGGCGCTGGTGGCTCCTTGCGAGGTCTTAACATTAAAAATGAACGCCCTGACGTAATGGTATTCGAGGATATCCAGTCAGCAGAGGATGCAGAATCTCAGACAGTCTCAGAGACTTTACTAAAATGGCTTCTTGGTACTGCAATTAAAGCCAAGAGTCCAGAAGGTTGCATGTATTTATTTATCGCTAATATGTATGCAACTCCTTACTCGATTCTACGTAAGCTTAAAGCTGATCCTAACTGGATTAAATTTATCACTGGGGGTATTCTGGCAGATGGCACCTCTCTATGGGAAGAGCTTCATCCCCTTGCTCAGTTGCTAGCCGAATTCCAGTCAGACTTGGCTCAAGGCTATCCGCAGATTTTTTACTCCGAAGTCCTTAACGACGAGCATGCAACCTCCAATAATCTAATAGATACCTCCAAGATTCCAGAATTCAGAAGGTCAGAAGCAGATGTACCAATCTGGAAATATATTATCGTTGACCCTTCAGGAAATAAACTACATTCTGACTTGGTATCTGTAGGAGCTTTCTATGCTTACGAGAGAGGCCAGCCAGTTTTTAGGGAAGTCGTGGAAGGCAGGTTCTCTCCAAAAGAGATTATCACAACAGCACTAAAAATGGCTCTTAAGCACGGAGCCAAATTAGTAGTCTATGAAGCTGTAGCCTTCCAAGAATCTCTAAATTACTGGCACGAATTCCTCTGCCAGCAACTGGGAATTGAGGGCATTCGCTCAGTAGGCATCTATCCGGGAGGCATGTCTAAGAACAGTCGTATTATCAAGACTTTCAGGCCCTTGCTTAATGGAGAAATAGAGCTCCATCCAGATGTCAGGCCTCTGACTTTTATGCAATTAATGCAATTTAGGCCAGACAAAACAGATAATAATGACGGAATCTTGGACTTAATAGTTTATGCTCCACGAGTTCCTGTAGAATTCTCTGAGCTTGCTATGTCTACTTCTATTATTGAACAGCAAGAGTTTGAAGCTAACATGCCCACAGAAGAGTGGGTGCCTGATTTTTAAAAAGGACTGACCAATGAATCAAACGCCTCTGCCAACTCTTCTTAATAAAGAGTCTCAGAATCAAATTATCTCTTATCTGCGATCTAGGCACTCTATTTTCGAATCTTTCTCTAATCTGCGTGCCCAAATGGAGCGCAGAGATTTGGCATATCAGCGCGAGCGAGATATGACCACAGAACAGTTGCAGGCTTCTGTGGCTAATAGGAGAGGAGATTTTTCGAAAATTAAGAATTTTGAAGTTCCTGTAGTCTTGCCCCAAGTAGAATCTGCAGTCACTTATCAATCTGCTGTATTTCTGCAGGGTAATCCACTGTTTGGCGTAGTCTCATCTCCAGAATTTGCAGACCAAGCTCTCGCCTTGGAAACTCTGATCGATGACCAATCCACAACTGGAGGCTGGGTAAGAGAGTTTATTCTGGCTTTTCGTAAAGCATTTAAATATAATTGGTCTCCTATAGAAGTCAGTTGGCACAAGGATGTGCAAGTTTCGGTGGCCACAGATTATGCAGAATCTCCGACGGCCAAGCCTCTCACTACTACTTGGGAAGGTAATAAGCTCAAAAGTCTCGATCCTTATAATACTTTCTTCGATACTAGAGTCCCTCCTGCCGAAGTATATCGTCGAGGCGAGTTTGTGGGCACTACTGAGGTAATGTCTCATATCGAGCTAAAAGACTTTCTGCAGAAACTGCCTGAGCGTATTAATGTAACAGAAGCAATCAATTCTACTGTAATGCTAGATCTGTATTATATTCCGCAGATCAATCAGAGTTTGCTAGCCACTCAGCTAATCCAGTATGCTGGAGGCTGGGACGAATGGTTTGGACTGTCTACAGAACAGAAGAGACTGGCCTATAAATCTATTTATCAAGTGACTACTTTGTATGCTCGAATCTTGCCTGCTCAGTTTGGCCTGCAAGTACCAGAAAAGAATACTCCGCAAATCTGGAAATTTGTAATTATCAATGGCTCAGTAGTCGTCTATGCGGAAAAGCTGACGAATGCTCATAACTGGCTGCCTATTCTCATCATGCAACCTAACGAGGATGGTCTGGGCCTGCAAACTAAAGGATTGGCAGAGAATGTAGAAGTAGTTCAAGATGTTACATCGTCTCTAATGTCTTCGGTGATTGCGGCTCGTAGGCTATCAGTGCATGGCCGGACTCTTTACGATGCTACCAGAATCAAAAAATCTGCTATCGAATCTACGAATCCTTATATTCCTGTTCGTGGCATTATGAATGAGTCGCCGATTTCTGCTGCTGTTTATCCGTTTCCTTTCCGGGATGACCAGTCAGGAATTATTTTGCAGGAATCTGATCGATTCTTTGCTCTGGCCAATGTTATCTCTGGTCAGAATCCTGCTCGTGGCGGCCAATTTGTTAAGGGTAATAAAACCAAGTTTGAGTACGCCGATGTAATGGCTAATGCCAATGGCCGAGACCAGCTCTGCAGTTTGCTGATCGAAGCTCAGGTGATGACTCCGTTGAAATATATCCTGAAAACTAACATCTTGCAATATCAGGCTAATAAAGTACTGTATAATCGAGACCAGCAAACGACAGTAGAAATTGATCCTATCAAGCTCAGGCAAGCTGTTCTGGAATTTAAAATCTCTGACGGTCTGACTCCTGCAGAAAAGCTGGCTAGTCTGGATGTTTACAAGGTGGCTTTTCAGGTGCTAGGTTCTAGCCCGCAGATTTCTTCGGAATATAACATCGGTCCTCTATTCTCTTATTTAATGAAAATGCAGGGCGCCGATCTTCGACCTTTCGAGAAACCTCTTAATCAGCGGCAATACGAACAAGCAGTGGCTCAGTGGTCTCAGACTGTGCAGACTTTGCTTAAAAGTAATCCAGAGCTAACAGCCGAGCAATTGCCTCCACAACCTATGCCGCAGCAATTCGGTCTAACTCAGCAGTAATTTGGGGCGGCCAACTGGCAAGCATCTAGCATTTATACAGTAGCGAAGGAAGGCCGTATCCCGTTACCCGCGGTTGTAGCGACAGGAGATTATCAGGGCCCCTAAGTCAAGGCCAAAGAGCGAAGCGTGCCTTGACTAGGGTAGATAATCGAACTAAGCTCAACCAAGCGGGAGCGGGTAGGCCGACTGAGCGTAAGGAAAATATAATGGATATCTTTAATAAGCAATCTATTCCTGATGACTATGAACCAGAAGTAACTGGCTCTCTACAAGCCTATCTTCACAATCTCTTGATTGAAGAAACAGAAGCATTTCTAGAAATTGTGTTCAAGGAAGCTGCCCCACTTGAGCATATTCAGCAGCAAGCGTATCTTAAGGGCCGCATTGATCTCCTCAAACAACTTCTCCAGAAGGAAATTTAAAAATGTCTTTTTTCCAATCTTTGTTCCAAGCTGCTCCTGCTCCTGCTGCTCCTGCTGCTCCTGCAGATAACGGGCAACCGCAGCAACCCCAACAGACTCCGCAGCCAACTGAGCCTGCATCCCCGATGGACAGTTTTAAGGACCTTTGGCAAAATACAGACACTCCAAAGACAGATGACTCTCTCTTTTCTGTCGATCCTAAAGCTCTCCAAAGTACTGTTGGCAAGATGAATTTCTTGGGCAGTATTCCTCCTAAAGTGCAAGAAGCTCTCAAGACTGGTGGTGAAGAAGCTGTTAAAGCTAATCTCTACCTGATGAATCAAGTAGCTCAGCAATCTTTTGCTCAATCTGCACAAGCTACAGCTAAAATTGTTGAAGCTGCACTGGCTAAGCAGGCTGAAGCCTTTGAATCCAAAGTTTCTCAAGTTGTTAAGAAACAAGGAATGTCAGAGAATCTTCGCTCGTCTAATCCAGTTTTTGCTCATCCTGCCGCAGAGCCTATTCTCCAAGGTATTCAATCCCAATTGCTTAGTAAGTATCCTAATGCCTCTCAGCAAGAGTTGGCACAAATGGCACAAAACTATCTTTCTACTTTTGCTTCGGAAATTACCGGAGCTAACAAGCCGAAAGAAAAGAGCAGTAAAACTGATACGGACTTTTCCGATTTCTTTAGCTAAGGAGTTCATTAAATGACTATGTTTACAAGGGGCTTGATTTATAAGTCTGGCCAACAGCAGAAAGCAATGCAAGGTGACAATCCTCTTTGCGGTCTTATGCCTTATACCAACGCTGCGACTGGAGCTTCTACGATTACTGCTACTATGCTGGCTGGCGGTGTTTATATCGTAGCAATCGGTTCTGCCGTTACTCATACCACGGACACTGCAGTTAATCTGTTGGCTGCTAATACAAATATGTCTGTAGGCGATTCGGCTGCTGTTATCGTATCTAATCCTACGGCTTTCGCACTGACTTTGGCTGGAGGTACGGGTGTAACTGCTTCTGGTACGCTAACTGTGGCTGCCGGCGCCTACCGTACTTTCCTGCTGACCAAAACTTCTGCAACTACTATGACTCTCAAGGGTCTTTAATCTAGGAGCTATTTAAATGCCTACTAACGCAGGTATGATTAATTCGTCTATCCTGAATGGTACTCAGGATTACGTAGAAACGTCTTTTGCCGCACAAATTCTGCGCTTGATGCCGAATGGTACGGCTCCGCTGTTTGCTCTTACTTCGATGCTTAAGGAAGAAACAGCTCTTAGTTTTGAGCATGGATACTTCACCAAATCGATGGTATTCCCAGAAATGGTGCTCAACGGCAATATCGATAATAGCCAAGGCATTATCACTGTGGTTTCTACGGCTAACGTGATTCCGGGTGCTACTTTCATGGTGCTGGATGCAACTAGTAACTTCGAGCAAATCATTGTCAACAATGTGCTATCCGATACGCAAGTCAGTGTACAGCGCGGCGTAGGCACTACTGCTTATGCTGCTCTGAGTAACACTGTACTGGTGCAGATTGGCAATGCTCAGGAAGAAGGTTCTACTCGTCCTCAGGCTCTGCAAATTGCTCCGGTTCGTATTACCAACTTGACGCAAATCTTCCGTAATTCTTGGTCTCTGACTCGTACTGCGGAAGCTCTGGCTGTTATTGCTGGTGATGCTCCGGCTGCTGAAAATAAGATGGATTGCGCTACGCAGCATTCTACTGCTCTCGAACAATCGCTTATCTTTGGTAAGAAGTACAGCGGTACTCGTAACGGCCAACCGTTCCGTCGTATGGATGGTTTTGTTAGCATTGTGTCTAATGCTGCTTACTATCCGGCTTATGCTCCGACTCCGAACGTGTATACTGCTGGCGCTACTACTAACCGGACTCAGTTTGAAGCAATGCTGGAATCCACTCTGAATCAGGCAACTGATCCGAAGGGCGGTACTAGCCGACTGATTGTTGCAGGTAAGACTGCTTATTCTGTTATTAATAACATTGGTCGTCTTAACAATACTTATACTCTCGGCAGCGAGCGTTCTAGCTTTGGTCAGCGTTTCACTAACTTTGTTTCGGCTCGTGGCTCCTTCGATATGATCGAACATCCGCTGCTGAATACTAATCCGGTATTTGCTAAGATGGCTCTGGTCGTAGATATGTCTACGTTTGGTGTGGCTTATCTGACTGGCGGCAAGACTTTCCACACTGGCTACAATGCCAAGGGCGAGCAAGTCGAATCCGGTATCGATGCAACTGGTGGCACGCTGACTACCGAACTGACCTGCTTGATTAAGAATCCTCCGGCTAACGCTGTTATCTACAATCTGACGGCTGCTGCTGCTGGTTAATCTCTCACTTTTTCCAGCCTCCTAGTCTTAGCAGACAGGAGGCTTTTTTGGAGCTTTCAAAATGAAAAATCTCAAGACTACTCTCCCGTATTTGTCTGGTTTCGATAGTGAAGGCCAGCAATTTGTTTTTATTGGCGGTGTTTGCACCCCTCTTAATCAGGAGCAAGCTGACTGGATTCTGGCTAATTATCCACAGGTTAAAGAAGCAGAAGCCTCAGATGGCGGGCCTGCGACTATTCAAGAGCTCAAAGACTACCAAGCAACACAAACTCTGAATGCTTTGGATACTACGGCTAATGTCTCTGAATCAGAGCAAGGCAAAATTAAGCCGGGCAATTCTGCCACTATGGCGGCTGTAGTTGCTGGTATCACTCCTACGCAGCCTACTATTAAAGTGCCTTCTGCCTCTAAGAAATAAGGAGTACTGTGATGACGCTTGAAGAGTTGCAAAATGAAGTGATTTTGCTAACTTCACGGCCTGATTTGGTAGATCGCACTCTTCAAGCCGTTAAGTCTGCAACACTGAAAATGCACCAGCGAGAATTCTGGCGCAGAGATTTGCGAGAGGTAGGCATTCAATTTGATGCTGCTGCCTATCTCCAGTCTTTTGATATCTACGAATTTATTCCAAAGTTTAGGTCTCTGGCATACCTTAGAAAATACAAGGCAGAACTTCTTGAGGTAATCGAGCCTGAACAGGTCTTTGATTATTTTGGAGATATTCGTACTAATGTATGCTATCTGGCGGGTAATATTCTGCAAATTCGCTCTTCTGATCCTGCTACTTATTTTATGCTAGGCTATTACCAGCATCCGGACTTGACAGAAGAAGGCTGGAATTCTTGGATTGCAGAAGAGTTTCCTTATTCAATTATTTACGAAGCAGCTACTACTATCGCTGTTTCTATTGGCTATCAAGAGATTGCAACTTCTTTGGCTGCTAGAGCTAGAGAGGAGTTTTTGATTATGCAACGCACTGCTATCGTGGCGGAGGGCTTATAAATGACTAATCCTAGCATCTGGGATCCGGCCAGTGATTCTGTTCCTGCTGTACGTCCTCAGACTTTTCTAGTAGAAGAGACTATCTATGCTACAGAAGGCCAGACAGACTTTACTATTCAGCAATTTACTTACGTCCCCAATACAGGAACTCTGAGAGTTTATGTAAATGGCGTCCGCGTAACAGGAGTCAGGGAGCTCACGGGTTCTACTTTTGGCTTGCCTATAGGAGCTAGTTGCAAACTAGGCGATAAGATTTTTGTAGAAGCCTTGCTTGAAGAAGTTTCTGCAAGTCAAGTTACCTTCGCTCGCTCCTTCTTTACTGCTACCGAAGGCCAGACTTTCTTTGCTGTGGAGAATGTTCCGGGCAAGAATATAGTTATACTTAACGGCGCCACTCTTAGTTTTCTCCATGATTATACCTCTACTTCTGCAGGCATTACTGTTATTGAGCCTTGCAAGGCAGGGGATTTTGTAGAGGTCTATGTTTTTAGTGCTATCAAAGTAGATGATACTGTAGCAGCTTCCGATCTAGCTGGCCCCTTGGGAGCTAGTTTGGTAGGTATTGGCAATGGAAGAACTCAGGCAGATAAGAATGCTGAGTGGGTAAGTGTGAAGGATTTTGGCGCGACAGGTGATGGAATAACGCCCGACACTTCTGCTGTACAGACATTGTTTGACGAGGCGGCAAGTAGGTCTGCAAAAGAAGTGTTTTTCCCGGATGGTACATATTTATTGACCAATCCAAGAAACGATGCTGACTACACTTGTGCCATCGTTATCAGCGGATTGCGGAATTGTGTTGTTCGTGGAACAAAAAACACAAAATTCACGCTCAGTCCTTCTGGGTCTGCAACGCCAGGATTTGGGTTTTTTCGCCTAGAGCAGTGTGAAAACGTTACTTTCGAGGGGTTTGAATTAGACGGCTCCGGTCTTGCAGTCACAACAGGATCTAACAGACTGCTGGGTATCGTGGCTGTGAATTTTGATGTCAACAATCCGTCAAATGATCTTCCAACTTTCAACAAGCAGCTAGAGTTCAAGCATCTCTACATTCACGACAGTGGTGGCGGCGTTCAGGTTGCGCGTAGGTCTTTGACGCTGGCCGACACGCCAATGACTGATGGATTTTCTGTACACGATTGCCGTATGGAAAACCTGCTTGGTATTGACCACGGGGTCGCTGCGCCAAGAACGCGCAATCTCCATGTGTTCAACAACAGCTTTGTGAATGACATTGCCAACGTCACCATTCAGGATAATATGGCTGTGGATGCGTCTTCTGGCTGTGAAGTCGCGCACATCCACAACAACTACGTGTACGGCTTTATGTTTGGAATGAAGTGCGAAAGCACAAGAACAGCCGGCCCGCTTGGGAATGAAGTCCGCGCATCAAAGCGCGTGACTTTTGAGAACAATCGTCTGGAAGAAATTGGCGATCCGACTGTTTTCATAGTTCCCGGTCCTTTCGGTGGCGACACTTTTGGAATCAAAGCCAATGGTAAAGATTGCTTGGTGATCGGAAACACAGTTAAGCCAAGGACTGTCAATGTCACAACTGGTGGATTGGCTTTTGGGATTGTTGTAGTCAACACGCATCACGAAGATAGCCATGTTCTTGTAGAAGGGAATACCGTTTATGGGTGCCAATACGGAATTCTCCAGAACGACTCTACTTCTGCAACCAACGAGTGCAGTGTTGACATTCGCAGCAATCGCTGCCAAGACGCAGCGATTTATGGAATTCAAGTGCAAGCAAACTGCACAGTCGAAAACAACAGAATTCTTCGCGCAGGGAGGTCTGCCGTAGCACTTCAACTTCCCGTTGAAAACACCTTCGTTAGGAACAACATTGCGATTAACTGCGCGTCTACCAACAACGACGTAATTCCAAACACCGCGGTGTTTTATCAAGAAGGCACTGGCGCAGTTGGACTGTTCACGTTTGAAAATAACACTATCGTCGACACCAGAGGCGCAGGTGCAGCGGAGTATGGCTATTATTTCCGAGTTGGAATCGGCGTCACAAACCCCATTGTTTTTTCTCCTGGTTACTGTTTTGGCCTAAAGAACGCAATTGGGTATGACAAGTATTTCAGTGTTGTAGGCGCAAGTCTGCCAGTTGAAAACTTCACTGACGTAACCCCACGCACGATCTACACGACCAATACTCCACAGTCCACGTTTCCTTGGGACACAATGACTTGGAGAGTTGGGGACAGGGCGGTAATCATTACCCCAGCCATTGGGCTTCCCAAAGGATGGGTGTGTACAGTCGCAGGCACCCCAGGAACTTGGGTTTCTGAAGGTAATCTTTAATCAAGGAGAATCATCATGGACACCAATAGCCAAATCGCATTTAACCCGCAAGGCAAAACCGTCGTCGTGGCAGCTGCGGCCCAGGCCAATGCTGCGGCGGCCACTGCGGGCATCCCGCTGGTGGCTGGCGCTGTCGAAGTGCTGCGCTTCCCGGCTGGCTGGTACTTCTCTGGTGTTGCTGGCGCTGCTGACTGCTAAAGGCCCGCATATATGCCACTAGAGAAAATTAAAGCGGCCAGCAAAGTTGTTACCTGCTTCAGAGAGACCCTATGAAAACATTTTTAATTTCTGCAGGACATTCTTCAACTGACCCCGGCGCAATCTCAGGACCCCTAACAGAGGCTAAACTAGCTCTGGAACTTCGAGACTTGATTGCTGCTAACTTCCATCTTAGTGAGCCTCTGACTCTGCTTACTGATGGAGCTAAAGGCGAAAATCTTCCTCTGAAAGATTCTATTGCCCTAGCTAAAAAAGCGAATCTGGCAGTTGAGATTCATTTCAATGCAGCTGCTTCTACCTCTGCTAAAGGGGTAGAAGTTATTTCTCTGCCTAGTAAAAAGGTTGCTAGCCAGAAAATTGCGGCTGCTATCTCGGCAGTGCTGGGCTGTAAATTGCGAGGAGATTCTGGCTGGATAGATCAAGCTAAATCAGCAAGAGGTAAGCTAGGATTTGTAGAGGCTGGAGGCATTATTATAGAAGTGTGTTTTATTACTAATACAGAAGAAATGCTTAGTTATCAAAGTAAAAAAGATAAGCTTGCTAGAGTACTAGCTCTTACTTTAAAGGAAATCTTAGATGCCAGACCAACAAATATTTAATGTTCTTTTTGCAGTAGCTGGAGCCTTAGGTGGATGGTGGATGAAAGCTATGTGGGAATCTATGAAGGAATTGGAAAAGGCTGATAAAAGGCTAACTTCCGAAGTCTCTGACCTTAAAGTGCTAGTAGCTGGACAGTATGTGAAGCAGGATGCATTTGACAGAACTATTGCAGCTCTGTTTACTAAGCTGGATAGGATGGAAGATAAGTTGAACCACAAGATAGATAAATCGGAGACATAGCCATGATTTATGCGGATGCACTGGTAGAATCTATTGAGGTCTGCGAGGTGCATCCTGTGTTATTCATATGGAATGGGAGGAGGCGTTGGAATGAGTTTAGATATAACTGGATTAGGCTCTCTATTTGATTTGGGAGCTAAAGTCTTAGATAAGATTTTCCCTGATAAAGAGGCTGCAGACAAAGCAAAGCTAGAATTGCTTAAAGTCCAGCAGCAGGGGCAACTTCTGGAGCTAGAGAAAGCTTATGGAGCTATTTTGGCTGAGGCTCAAAGCTCAGATCCTTGGACAAGTAGAGCCCGACCTAGCTTTCTTTATGTGTTTTATTTCTTGCTTGTTGTTATGATTGTAGTTGGCCCACTGATAGGAATCTTCTTTCCTCTGCAGATGACTGCTTTCTATGGAAATGTAGCCAAAGGATTTGAAGCTATTCCAGAAGAACTTTGGTGGACTTTCAGTGCTGGCTATCTTGGTTATACAGGGGCTAGAACTTTCGAAAAGAAAAAAGGAGTTAAATAAATGGTAGATAAGGACTGGCAAACTAGCCAATTGATTAATAAGACTAAGCTAGGTAACTTGTTTGCTGATTCTGTATCGACTACAGTTTCTATTCCTCCTAGCTCCAGTCATACCTTCACTGTTACTTTGACGGGTGCAGTTACTGGCGATCCAGCGACAGGATCTCCAAATAAATCTCTTGGAGCTACAGTTGGTATTTATTATCGAGCAGTGACAGATGGAGTAGAGATTACTTTGCGAAATTTCTCTACCTCTTTATCTGCTTCGTTGACTGCCGTTATCTTTACTGTGGCTGTTTTGAAGGAGTCCTAACATGGCTAGAGTTACCTACAGAGCTAACTTGTCTCCGAAAGTATTTCCTTTTCTTTCTAGGGAAATGGGCAGGACAGTTATCGTTCCCCAAGCAGATCAAAACTTTTCCAGGTATCTTAGCTCTGAGGTAACTGTAGACAAGGATATCGGGATTCCACAAATTTTTTACTGCCACAATGTTTTGCCTGTGGATGCAGGTATTACTTCTGTGGGCTATAACGTATTGGTCAATCCTGCCTCTGGTTATGAGTTTGTAAATGCTTGGTCTGTTAGGGATAATGACGTAGATTATAAGTTAGCAGTGTCCACAACAGGGCAATTTTTTACTGTCAAATCTGGGGAGCTTAGCTGGACTCCTATAGATTTTATTGCTGCTGCTGCAGGTAAAGAAATTACTGTCGCTACAGTGCAAGGTGTTACTTACGTTCAGATCGAGGATTCTGATTGCTATAGGTTTGGTAGATTAGCAGCACCTTCTGCTCCAGTAGTTGCGCTAGGTGCGGCCGGCTCTCTCAGTGGCACCTATTCTTATAAGGTAACTTTTGTCGCAGGGGCTATGGAAACCGAAGCGGGCACAGCTTCTGCTGTTGTTACTGCCACCTCCCAAAAAATAGAGCTGACTGAAATTCCAGTTTCTGCTGATACTTCTGTTACAGCTAGAAAGATTTACAGAACTGATGCGTGGGGCTCTACTTATAAACTTGTAACAACTCTAGCAGATAACACAACCACTACTTTTAGTGATGATACTTTAGATAGTGCTCTTGGTGCTGTTGCTCCTACAGAGAATAATTCTGCAGTACATCTAGGTAAGGTAACTTTGACAGGACTGACTGATGGAGCTAATCCAGTTTATCCTAAAGGTATCACTACTTTTTCTGGCTATCTGGTAGCTTGGACTAAGGATGCTTTTTACTGGTCCTCTACTATTAGTCCTACAGATTTTACTCCTAGCTTGGCTACGGGTGCTGGTGGCGGTCAGGTGGAATCAGTAAAAGGCAAAATTGTTTTCTGCTCTCCTTTCGCTTCCGGTATTTACGTCTATACAGATAAGAACATTGTATCGGCCCTTTACTCCTCCAATGTCAGATACCCTTTCACATTTAAAGAGATTAGCCAAGCAGGGGGTATTTCTTCTTCTGTAATGGTTGCAACTGAATCTATTGTTTTTAAGCCTTATGCTTACACAGCCTCAGGTCTGCAAGAGATTAGCGCAACTGTCGGCGCCCGCCCTATTTTTCCTCAGGCCACTGACTTTCTTTCTTCTTCACTGTTTGAAGATTATTTCGATGATGAGCTTAAGACTTATGAAGTCACTGATGTAATTAAGAAAGCAGTGTCTCAGATTTCAGATCGCTATTTGATAATCTCCTATGGTGTAGGTTCTCTGACTCACGCCCTAGTGTACGATCAGACTCTGGAAAGGTGGGGCAAATTAAAGAAGGAGCATGTCTCTGTTTTGGAATGGGATATTATTCCTCCTGAGGTTACAGAGACCCCTAAGAATTCTACTGCTTTGCTGCAAAAAGACGGCACAGTACTTCTAGTTAATCAGCGTGCACCGGGAGAAGGTGTAGTTTTTCTAGGCAAGTATCAGTATGTGAGAGCTAGGACTTTGCAACTGCAGGAAGTTGTAGCAGAGAATCTGGCTGCATATTGTAAAGTTACTTGTCTGCCTTCTGTCTATGGAAAAGTTTTGGCTGAGTCTCCTCTGACTCTGATTAGGCAAGATGGCGAGGCTTATACTTTTGGCTCAATGGCAGTTGGCACTAATGTTAGCCTAAAATTTGAAGGTACTTTTAACCTGACTAGTTTAGTGCTCTCTTTTAATGTGCATGGAGCAATGTAATGACCCTTAAAAAGAGAATATCTTTACTGAATCTTTCTTTACCGGCTGTCCCCCCTATACAGGATGACGAGAACTTCGTAGAATTTAATAGACTTTACAATGCAGTAAAAATTTTAGCGGATCGCCTAGATGCTATGCAGCCTTCAGTAGTGGCCAAAGCTACTGAGGATATAGGATTTGGTAGATTTGTTAATTTCTACGACGTAGATGGGGAGCTATCAGCGAGGTTAGCAGATTCTACAGCTTCTAAACCTGCTCACGCTTATTGCCTTACTACAGATTTAGTTGCAGGAGACTCTGCAGAATTTATCTGTCAGGGACTGCATCCGGGTTTCTCTGGACTGGCTCCCGGAACTAGATACTTCTTGGGGACTGGAGGCTTAGTCTCTGTGTCTCCTCCTGCTACTGGAATTAAACAAGCTATAGGAGTTGCAATTAGTGACTCCTCTATGTGGGTTCAATGTGTTATTGATTATACAGGGAGTTAATTATGGCCTCATCTATGGAAAATGCTCTTAGTCTTGCAGGCTTGCTGACTGGAGGCAAATCCTCTACTACCACTACGACTAAGAATGTATCTCAGGATGCTATTAACGCTGCCATTAAAAAGCAGTTAGAAGGAACTCAAGGACTTGCTTCCATTACGGGAGGCGAGAGAGCGGCAGGCTTGTATAATTCTACAGTAGCTACTCAGCTTGTAAATGACCTAATGACTAGGGCTGCTAGCGAGGCCACTAGTCAGAGTGCTTCTACTACGCAGAAAGTAACTGGAAGTTCTGGCGGTGGTCAGCAAGCATTGACGGGTCTGGGACTGCTGGCTCTTACTGATGCAGATATGCGTAAGACTGCTAAAGAAGGTATTGCATCTCTGGCAGATGTTTTGCAAGGACTAGGAAGTTCTTCTGTACCTTCTGCGGCTAATATTGTAGGAGAGAGTTTGCTCAGTGGAGAGCCTATTTCTTCCTCTCTTAGTGCTGTAGATACTCTTTGGGGCGCAGGCTCCACTGCTGCTGCTGATGTAGTTCCTGCTCTTGCTGATACTTCTTTCGTAGAGGATGTTGGCGAAGCAGTATCCTCTGGTTGGAATTGGCTTACCTCTTGGTTCTAAGGAGTTAATAATGGCAATCGACTTGCTAAATTTGATTAATAGGCCGGGAGTAGCTGCTGGTTACGATCCTAGTTTTGCAGGCTTGGAAGAGGAACAGAGAGCTGCCACGGCAGCTTCTAGCTTGCAAACTCTGGAGTCAGGAGGTTCCGAACCTAGCGAGACTCCTTCTGAATGGGGAGGTACTTGGGGCGAATTTGCAGGTCCAGCACTTGACGCAGTCTCCGCAGCTAAGGGAGCCTTAGGAGTTCTAGGCGCTACAACTCCTATAGGTGCTTTGATTGGAGCTTTTTCTCTGGCTCGTGGTATTAGTAATCTCATGGAAGATACTAATAAAAAGGGGGCTATGATCGATAAAGCTCTTAGTATTACTACAGAAGAAGAATTATCGCCAGAAGAGATGGCTGCTCTTACTGATGCCTTGTTTGGTGCAGATTTGATTGGCACAGATATGACAGGTTTTGCTGGAGTAGAAGCTGGAAGTTGGGGAGTTGATACTGCTGCTCCTTCTTTTGGTGATCTAGGGGAATTTGGCAGTTACGCTGATACTACTCTCGGAGATTATTCAGCTTTTTCTAGTGCTATTGATGCCGCTTTTGGAGATGCAGATATGAGTGCAGGCACTGATCCTAGTTCTGTAGCTGGCAATGAAGCTTCTGAAGCTGCGGCGGCTGAGGCAGGCGGTTTCGGAGGCTCTGTAGGAGATTCTGATTCCGAGTCGGATTCTGGAGATTCTGATTCTGATTCTGATTCTGATTCGGGCGACTCTGATGGAGGTGGCTGGTAATGGCAATTAATCTAATTGATCTTCTTAAACAGGATGCAGCTAGTGTTAGAGCCGAAGCAGGACAGGTAGCTGCTAGAGAACAACAGATTGCTGCTAACACTGCAGAAATCGAAAGACAAAAGGCTCAAGCTGCTGCTGATGTTCAAGCTAAAGTAGCTCGTTTTGCTCAAGCTGGTAATATCGAAGAACTCCTAGTACAGCAAGTACAGGAGTTTAATCGCGCTTCTGCAGAGGCTAGAGTTGCTAAGTCTGCTGCCACTCAACGCTTGGCTGATCTGGAAGAAAGTGCTAGCACTAGTCTGTGGGGAGACCCTCTGGGCTGGCTAAATAACCAAATGACTTTTGACGATAAGCTAGCTCAAGCCAAACTTTCTACAGCAGTTGCAGAATCCAAAGATGCAGAGACTAAGGCTGTGCAAGATCAGATTACTGCGTTGAATAATATGACGCAGGAAACTGCTCGCACCTTTACTGTTATGTCGCAGTCTATTTCTGCTGATATGATCGAAAAGACTGCTCAGAATACTATCCTCGCTGGGCAGAATGCTGCTTGGAAGGCTAAGCAGGATGGTATTCGTGCAGGCAATGATTATCTGACTAAAGCTAGACAGCTAGAGTTTCAGGAAGAAGATCAGGCGATGCAGCGAGAGCGTCAAAAATGGGCTAGAGAAGAACACGCCAAACAGATGGAAGCTGCTAGATCAGATAAAAATGCTTTCGATACTATGTGGCGCACAGCTGAACTTGGTGCTGCTACAATTGGTAAATCTATTGGTAATAAACCTGCGTCTCGCCAAGAATTTGAGATGATCTATAAGACTAATCCTAACCTGCAAGCTGCTCTGTCTGTGGGTTATAACAAGATTGCAGGTAAGACTAATGTCTTGGGCGACAGTCTGGTAGAATCTGCATCCTTGCTTAAAACTACTGAGGCTAGAGGAAATGCAGGCACTGAAAAGCAAGTAGAGTACCTCAAAAATCAGCTCGATGTAGCTATGCGAGACCCTAAGTTAGCTGCTTACAGTAAAGAAATGCAGAAGAGTAAAGTAGAAGAGAGCCTAGTTAAAGAGTATCAAAGGCTTGGGGTTAATGCAGATAATAATCCTGCAAATAATCCTACCCGCCTGCCTGCTCCTTCTGTAGTCCTTAATCGTAGCACCGAAGGTCTTGAGCCTAAAGTTGCTGCTATGCAAAAGCAGTTGCTAGCCTCTCCTTTTATTTCTGATCTTATGAAGGCTCAGCTGCATTTGGACGATAAGCCTGCTAGAGTTGTGGAATTTGCCTCTTCTTGGGCCAAACAGAATAATGTATCTATTTCTGCAGTATCAGATCAAGTAGCTGCGATGTATGCACTTACTAGGCAATATCATAACGAGGCTGCTAAGTCGGTAGGATTGCCTCCTGTTAAGCCTAAATATGAGGCCGCATACAAAGGCTTCTTTGGCAGCAGTCTATTCGATCCTGCTAATCCAGAAGATATTCAAAAACAACTTACAGCCAAAGAGCGCAGTGCTAAACTAGAACAGAGTCTACGCGCTGCTGCTGCTGCTGGCTATGGTTATGGTTATGGGAGATAATTGATGGGCCCGCTAGAATCTTTCTCTTCTTATCACAATGAGCTAGGTAATGGATTCTCTATTACCGATCCTAATACTTGGGTAGATATTCCCGGTAATGCTGTCAAGTTTACCGCTGCTGCTCTTGGTAGCGGTTTAAACTCTTTTTACAATACAGGAGTTGCAGTAGGTAATCTCTTTGGAGCTAATTGGGAAGAGAATGATACCTATGCGTGGCTCTCTTCTATGGATGCTGACGTAGGCCAGTATTACCAAGAGAATCAACAGGCTGCGGATTTGGTAGGTTTTGTAGCAGGTGCATTGATTCCCGGTACTGCAGGTGTAAAACTTTTTAACTATGGACTTAAGGCAGCAGGACTTGCTGAAGCTGGCGCTGCTGGTGCCAATGCTACTTTGCACACAGGTGTTCGTGGCTTGCTTACCAGAAACTGGACTTCTGAAGCTATTGCAGAATACAAAGCTACAGGACAGGCATTCAATGCTTGGAATGCTAAATTTGTAGGTGCAGTAGCTAAAGGCCTAGCTAAAGAAACAGCAGATGCCGCAGTGTTTGAAGTAGCTGCAACTGCCACAATGTTTAAGAGTCCTATCCTAGAAGATATGGATGTAAGCGATCTAGCTTGGAATACCCTGACTGGTGCTGCTGTTGGCGGTGTAATTGGCGGGGCTTTTCAGGCGGCCAAGATTACTAAGCAAGTCAAGACAGGCATTAAAGAAATTGACTATGCAAATAATCAGATTGCTTATCGTAAAGTCGAAGGCGAGGCTATTAGCCCGGATGTAAAACTGGCTTATGCTCTCAACGATAAGGCTAGGATTTCGGCTCTGGAAACTGCGGATGTAGCTCAAGGCAATCTTAAACTTGATAGCCTAAAGAGTATTGATTTGGATATCCGAAACTATACTCACGAAATGATTCCTTCGGATAAATCTTTCGCTAATTATTTTGCCGATAGGTTGATTAAAGCAGATCCTGAGACTGCTAAACTGCAATTGCTTAATACTGCTAAGGTAGGTAGAGTAGGAGATGAGCTATTTGACTATGCAAGCTATGTGGAGTCTTTGCAGCAAGTAGCGGCTACATTAGGCAAGAGGCAAACAGCCCTAGAATCTCTGACTAAGCAATTGGCAGAGCATGAAGCAGGTAAGGCAGTACTGACTGAGGCTCAACTAGCTAAGCTTAACACTAAGATAGCCAAGGCCGAAGCAGCTTTCTCTAAGACAGAAGGTAGACTGGCTACTAGGCAGCGAGTTAATCCGGCAACAGGTGAGGTAGAAGTAGCGACTCAGAAACTGGAACCTATGTACTATGATTTGCATACTGGAAATTCCTACACTGCAAGGCCGGGCGCTCTTAATGTAGCTGATGTAATTACTAGGAAATCTGGCGAAACTATCAAAGATGCTTTGGATAGGGCTATTCAGTCTAAGAAATTTTCTCTTGGTCAAGGCATCAGAGAATTTAGTGCAGACACTGCAGAGCTTCGCTATCAGTGGGCAGAGAAATCTTTTGGAGGCAAGGTAGCTCAAGATACTTTTGAAGAAGGTGCTGTTGCTTGGGATGATTTGCCTGTGCTGCAAGCCTTAGTCAAAAATAACAATTTCCAGTTTGAGTCTTTGGCAGTAGATTTTGGCGATGATATAGTAGAAATGACGCGAGCAGAACTTAAGAATCACGTCAAAAATACTAAAGATCGCCTAGCTAAAGATATGGCTGCTTCGGGTAAACTTAGCACAGATGAAATTGCTCGTACTTTGGATATCAGTCCTAAGGCTTTGGAAGGGGATCTAGGCAAGGCTGAAGATTGGATGAGTGATTCTGTAATGTTCCATCGGGATAACCTCAGAGAGCAAGGAATTAATCCTGATATGCCGAGGCATCTGGTAGCAGTTAAGGATGTTACTTTTGCTAGTGGCCCGATGGAATTGGATGCTCTGGCTTACATGAAGTCTGAGGCTAAGCTTAATCAGATGCGCCGAGACGAAGCAGTTAAGCAAGTCATCGGAGAGAGCTGGTTTAATCGCATGGTGCAAATCACTGAGGAAGATATTCTGCGCGGAGCCACTAGACTTGGTGGCGGGCCGGGTATGGTAACTTCTACTCTTGGAGAGCATCTCAGTCTGGAGGCCAAGTCAGCTTATATTGGCTCTTTGACTACTACTATGCGCAAGCAAGCTAGAGAGACTACTGAAAATTATCTCGGCTCTTACGTTAATCAAATAGCTAATGACCCTAAGGTAGCAGTGCAATTTTCTGCTATTAATGCAGAAGTTCTGGCTACTACAGAGCGTTATGTAATTGGTGAGTTTGAAGGCCAAGTAGGTCTAATGTCCACTAAACTGCAAAAGTATTTGGCTGCAGTAGCTAAGTCAGAAGATCCTGCGATGATTGCTAAGCCTGTTTACCAAGAAGGTGCTAGAGGCTTTATTAGTTTTGGTGGAAATCAGAAACTCGAAGGTATTATTCGTGCTCATATCACTAAGTGGGATGATCTAGAAGCTAAGATTGGCATGGTCAAAGTAGCTAGAGGTGAGGCTATAGGTAATTATGCAGGAGTATTTAGGCCAGTACGTCCTGACCCTAAAGACTTCCAGCACTTTGCATTCGTCAGAGATAAGACAATTACTGGCGCCGGTCAAGTTCGGATGGTACAGGCTACTTCTGGCAAAGAACTCAAGCAGCTAACGGAGGGCATTGACAGGTCTCGTTTTGATGTAATTATGAAAGGCGATTCAGAAGCTTATCACAAAGCTGTAAAAGACTACGATTACGACGAGACTATTCATGAAATCTATTTTGATACAGGCAAGGCTTCTAAAGGTAGAACTTCTCCTTTCTATCCTATGACTGATCCTCAGGCAATTGCTAGGAATCTGATGAATGTCCATGTGCGCCATGCCGATCACATGGTTAGAGAGTCTATTAAGACTATGTACGAGCCTGTTTTTGCTGAATTGGATAAGCTTGGTAGCCAATTCAATAAAGCTCAGACTTCTAGATTCACTGGCTTTGGCAGATTTGGGCAGGAGAAAGTAGCTAATCCTTACACTTCCTACGGTAAGATGATGTTGGATATTCCACAGGAAGAGATTATGCCTACCTATCTAGGAGTTACTCAAAAACTGGATAAGGCATTTAGCGAAGTGCATGATAAGATTAGAGATATTTTTCAGGCTAAGGGAGAGCAAGGAGTAGATGAAGCCTATCGCACAATGACTGAGGCTGGCTATAACACTGCTTATCTCGGCTCTGCTGATGGTCTGTATAATCTTATCAATAAGCAAGTATCCAAAGGTATGCTTAGTAAATATATTCGTACAGTTAATGTGGTGCTTGGCACTACTATGCTGCGATCGGATATGTTCAATGCCATTAATAATAAACTAGGCGCTCTAATTCTGGATTCTACCGAGCTTAAATATCTTGTTCGAGAAATCGAGAAAGGTGGGCAGGGCGTAGGCGCACTAGCTAAAATGTCTCTGACTACTCCTACGGGGGATGTTATTCGTAGCCCTGCTAAATTGCTGGCAGAAGGTCAGGCTAAATTCTTTTCTAAGGAGCCAGAGATTCTGGCACTGAAAAAAGATTTGGAAGAGCAAGGAATTGTTTCTTCTCTAGGCAAAGTCAATGATGCTTTGATTGACGATATGACTTTTACTGGCACAGAATCTGATGCTTTGATGAGCCAGAAAATTAAGGGCATGGTTGCGAAGGCTAAACAACTCGGAGAGAAAGCAGAGAAATGGACAGGCAATAAATATGCAGAAGAATCTAACCGATTCACTACAGCTTATGCGGTTAAGCAGATTACCGATCAGGCAGTTGAGCAGGGTATAATTACTCCTCAAGAAGCTTGGACTGTAATTCGCTCCCATGTGGATAGGGTGCACGGAAATATTATTGCTAGCCAGCGTCCGTTGCTTTTCCAAGGGCCAGTAGGTCAGGCTTTTGGTCTGTTTCAGTCTTATCAATTTAACCTGATGCAGCAATTGTTTAGGTACGTAGGCGAAGGCTCCCGTAAAGATACTTTGATGCTACTTGGTATGCAAGGTTCTATGTACGGTATGCATGGATTGCCGGGTTTTGAATTCATGAATACTCATATCGTAGGCAGTGCCTCAGGTAACAAAGAGCACAGAGATATTTACGATGCAGTCTATGG